CTTTGATGCTCCGGTGTAAACACCGCCGAGCGCCTTTAGCCGATCATATGCGGCTTTCTTTGCAACCCTAAGCGCCTCTTGCGTGGGCGGCTTGGCCGTCCTAGACAACGCCGCGCCGACCTTGGGCGCCACAAACCGCGCCGCGTCGTCGGCAACCTTTCCTGCCACACCACCGATGACGACGTCGCGAGCGAGTCCTCCAACATCATCAGCGGTTGACGTCATCCCGCCCGACATTAGACCGCCGGTCACTGGCCCAAGCATCCATGTCGGAAGGGTTGCGGTTACGTTGCCGACGAACTCGCCGATACCGCCGGGACGCTCGCCTTGGGCCATGCGGTCCCTGACTGACGACTGCGCTTGACGAACGCCCATCGCGCCGAGTTGGCCAAGCATCCCGAGCGGGCTGGCCATATCCGCCACGGCAAGTCCGGCCTGAGCGGCTTGGGGCAAGAGGCCACGCGCGGTCTGTTGGCGGTCCAGGGCGGTCGCGTAGGGGTCTGTCGCGCCCTTGATGAAGCCTAGGCCCTGAGACGTGGGCAGCTGACGTGGGGCGGGCGTGGCGGCCGGGGGAAGCACGCCGGGCGGGGGCGTGCGGCCCGGCGGGGGCTGTGAACCGGGTGCGCTCTGCTGATACAGCGCCACCAGCTCTTCGTCGGACATTGACGCAAGGTTTGGCATGGCCGGAACCCCGTTTTCGCGCTCTGAGATAGCCGCCTGCAATGACGACACGACGCCCGGATCGTTGAGGTCCAGCGGCTGGCGCGGATCAACGCCCAGGCGTTGCGAGACGAACTGGACGTAAGAGCCGGTGTCATTTTCGGACGGGGGAGCCCAGCGCCCGATCACCTTCTCAACCGTGTTGAAGCCGCGCCGGCCGTAGGACTGCAACAGCGCGCCCTTGGCGGCTTGGCCGCTTTCCATGCTGTCGAACACCGCAAAGCGTCCGTCCGAGCCCTGGTAGCCCGGAAGCCCTCGCGCAAAGTCCCCATCCTCAATGTTGCCGGGGTTGTTGTTGCGGAGGCCGCGCGGGAGCTTGCTGCGCTCGTAAAGCGCGACAAGTTCGTCGTCGGGCAATGCGGCGAGGTTGGACATTATCGCATCAGCCCCCGGCGACGCATTTCCGCCTCTAGCGCCGTTCGAGACGGTGGCGGTGTTGAGCCTTGAAGCCGCGCCCGCTCACGCGCGCTGCGCTCCTCCGCAAGCCTGATACCTTCCGCCAGCGTGGCGGGGTTCAATTCGGCGTCCGCGCCGGCCATCTTCTCGGCGTATTTGCGCTCGCCTTCGGTCGGGTTCGCGCCGAACGATTTGATGATCTGTGAGACCAGCACGCGGCCCTGGTTGATGAAGGTTTCCGTCGCAGCGACCTTTCGCTTGGCGTCTTCGTTGCCGAAGGCCGCAAGCGCGCGTTGGGTTTGCAGTTGCACGTCGGAACCGAAGCCAGCCACCACGTCAGGGAGAAGCGCTTTCATTTCCCTCAAGGCGGAGTCTTGCTCGTCAAGCGCGGCGATCCGGGCGGGGCGTTCAAGGTCTTTTTCGACCGCGCCCACCGCGCGAGCCTGATCGGCGGCAAGTTGCGCTTGCGGAAGTGTCCGCCCGATGTTCGGGGGAGCGCCCCCACCTATCATGCCGCCCGACTTGCCCGCCAGGATTTGCGCGGCAATGGCGCGAGGCATCTTGATCGACCCACCCGCCCCATCCGGCACGTCCACAAGGTCAAACGCCGCTTGTGCGCCTGACTTCGCGCTTTCGACCGTCCCCGCGATCTGACCGGCCACGCGGTCATAATTCGGGAGCATTTCAACGCCGCCGTCAGCGCCGGGCCGCATCCCCTTGTCCATATCGGCAATGAACGCCGGGCCTTGGCCGGAACCCGCGCCCTCAAGCTGGACCCGTTGGCCGCGCTCGTAACCGTATTTGGGCGCCTGCGCTTTCAACACGTCCAAAATGGGGGCCACGTTCGTTCCGGGGGGCGCCCCAAGGATCAATGGCAGAAGGTCGGGGCTGTTGATGTTCAGCCCCGGCGTTCCGGGCGTGCCGTCTGAGGTCCGAACCGGGTTGATCGACGCTTCCGGCGACCACGTTGACGCGTTGCCCTCCCCGCCCATGCCGACGTTGATCTCATTGTTGGTCGGGGCATATGTCGGGCCGGTCGGGGCGGTCCCCTGCAATCGCCCGGCGAGTTGCGCCATGAACTCCTGCTGCTGCTGGCGCTTCATGCGGTCGGCGATTGACCCGCGATAGGCCATAGCCGTGCCGGTGTCGCCTTCGGCGGACTTGGCGAAGATGGCGGCGCGATCAAGGAACGTCAGGCCGTCGTCGCCGCGCGAGGTCAGTTTTCCAAAGATGCCCAACGTCGCCCCCTACTTCTTACCGAAGGCCAGGGCGCCGCCCATCAGGAGGTCACCCAAGGACATGCCGGACGTTGACCCCGTGGCCGTGCTGGTCCCCGACGACGTCCCCGAAGTCGAGTAGCCCTTGAGGATGTCCAGCGGCAGACCAGAGAACGCGCTGATCTGCTTCAAGAGCGCGTCAATGCTGGCGTTGCCTTGTTCCTTCTCGATCTGGCGTTGCGCCTCGCCGAGCCCGAACTTCGTCTGCACGTTGGCGCGGTCTTCCGCTCCGCGTGTGGCGCCCAGGTTGCCAAGCGCCGTCCCGCCCTGAATGTTGCGGTTAAGCGCCTGCTCCCGGAAGCCCGCGTTCGTCAGGTTGCGCCCGCTATCAAGGCCCGCCTGTTGCGCGGCCAATGCCGACGCACGGTCAAAGCCGCCGCTGCGGAGGCTTGCCGAAAGGCTACCGCGTCCGCGTCCTAGCTCGCCCTCGGTCAACGCCGCCTGCAATGCGCCCGACGATCCGCCGAAGGTCTCGTCGCCCGCCCGCGCCAGTTGGCCCTGCGCCCGCGACACGCCTGCGCCGAAGTCGAAATCAGCCAGAGACGTGTCAACCACGTCTTTCATGTAGGGGTTCATAAAGCTGGCGATGCTGTCGGCGATGTTGACGCGATCAACCGACTGAGGACCGCCGCTCAAGCCTTGCTTGATGGCCGTCTCGGCATCCCCAAAAGCTGCCGGCGTCTGTAGCCCCGCCGCGCCGCCAAGGGCCTGCGTCTGGAGGTTTGTCGGGCCGGGAGCGAGCTTCGATGGATCAGCCGCGCCGAAGGTCTCGCTAATCCGGGTCGAAAGGTTCTCGATGGCCGGCTGCACGAACGTCGGGTTGTTCGGCGTGAACGTCGCTTGCTGTTGCGCGTTCTCGGTGGTTTTGGTCTTGGTCTTTTTTTTCATCGCAGGGCCTTCCGTAGTTCCTCGCCGTCCGGCTCATAGCCAAACCGGGCCAACACCCGCCGCCAGCCGTTCCGACCGTTGATCGTGACCGCTTCGCACCCCTGCGTGCGGCCCCAGGCTTCAAGCCCGGCCCGCATCGCCAGAAGGTCGCCCAAATCCCCGCCCGCTAACCAGATATGCAGAACCGGCGGCGGGGCGATCAGTTGCAACACCATCGCTGATCGATCACCGCGCCAGAGTTGCGCGCGGTTGGCGATCAAATCGGCGAACACCTCTTCCTCGGTCGTGTCCACCATGCAGGGCAGAAGCCAATCACGGCACGCGCCCCAATCAACGGCCACCCGCTGGAGTGTAGTCAACGGTAGGGTTGCCGCCTCGGCAGAAGGTGGGGCTAGAGTTTCCGTAGAACTTGACACGAATGACCCTTCCGGTTGCCCGAACGTCCGACTTGCGGTCACCAGGCGCCATTGCGGAGCCCGTCACCGTCGTGGCGTCACCTTGCGGCGCAAACTTCGTGGTCACGTCCACAAACACCGGGCCTTGCTGGTTCTTGAAGTCCGGCTGCACCTGGCGGACCATCGCGTTGACGTCGGGTGAAATGTAGTTGTCGGCGGTCTCAATGTACCACGAAAAGGCCGCGCCATCGGCGCTGGTCCCCTTGTCGTGCCAATAGACATAGCCGTCATCGTCCACCGCGAGCGGATAGGTCGGAATCGGATGCGGCGGGGCGTCCACAAAGGCCGTCCGAGCCATGTTGCCCCTATACCACGCGTATTGGCCGTCCGCGTTCAGCGTCGGAACGTGAGCGGCGATGTAGCGGCTGTTTTCGTTGCCGTCGCGGCTGTCGGGGTAGTCAAATCGGATCTCCGAAAACCGCCCATTCGAGGAGGCGACAATCTTGTCACCCTGCGCTGAGGCCAGGTTGTCCGAAAAGCCCCGCAAAATGGGGCAATTCACCGCCCGCGTCCCCCCGCCGAGGGCGTAGGTGTAGACTTGCAGGTCAGGGCCGATCCAGTACGCCTGTTGACCGACCACAATCGCCGCATTTGGCCCAATGAGGCCGCATTGCGAGCCGACCTTGGAGATTGACCAGATATTCGTCAGCGAGCCGACGTAAGAGGCCAGCCAAAGCCCCTCGGTTGTCCAGATCAGGATGGCTTGACCCATCACCCGGCCCGCCACGATGCGTCCGCCGCCTGTCAGGCGATATTCCCGCGCCGTGGTGTTGGCCGCCGTGTTCCATTCGGTGTTGTTGCCGACCGACGAGTGCCGGATAATCAGCGGATCGAACACACCGCCGCTTTCCGCCGAGCATCCGAGCGCGAACACCTGCCGGGTCGGGGCGACAAGGGCGTAGGTGCACTCAGCCGGGGCGTTGGAGAGCGCGGCGGCAGGCGTCCCGGTGTTGTTCGTCCACGCGAAGATGGTCTGACCACGCGGGTTGGCGATCAGGTTTTGCCCCCAGGCCGACAGCGACCATGTGAGCGGGTAGTAAGCCGCCGTGGAAGGCTCGGAATAGTCCCCGACGCTATAGGCGCCCGTGCCGTAGCCCGCGCCGCCCGTTCCGTCCGCCGCGCCCGGCGTGAAGCCGCTGGAGGGCGTGATGTCGTACACGGTCGAGTCGTACCAAAGCTGTAGCTTCGTGTTCGTCCCGAACGCGATGTTCAATTCGGCGGCTGTGTTGGTCCACCCAAACACCGTCCGGCAAACGCCCGTCAGCGCCGTGGTGGTCAGCAGTTCCCAGCCGCCGATGGTCTCAAACTTGCCTTCACGGAACCGGACGTTTGAGCCGTCCGCCCACCGACCCGAGGCCGCGAACGTGGTGTCGTCGCCGTTGAGGCCGGGGGGAAGTTCTAGAACAACGCGCACGCAATCACCGCCGCTATTCCAAACGCCGCACCGCGTGCGAGTTCAACGGTCGCGTTCTCGTCGCCGATGCCCCGTCCGGCCTTAATCGCTGCGGCTTCCTTGGCCCCATACCATGCCGCCAGGATCGTGGCCGCGAGCCCGAACGCCACGAACGGAGCCGCCGCGATCAGCGGCTTGTCGGCCCAATAGGCGGCGAGCATGACCAGCGGGGCCACCAGCGCATGACGCACGAACGTCGCCAGGTAGCCTTCGCCGTTCTTGGGCGTCATGGAGGCGGACGGGATGACGTCCCATGCCGGCGTCCGCCAGATCAGCCACGCAAGCGCCAGGAGCGCCCCGAACGGCCCCGCCGCTACCCACCCAAGGCCCGCACACCCAACGCCCGCCCACGCCACGCCACGGCCCGGCAAGCGGTCGTCCAGCTTCGGCCAGCCGCCACCCGCGAACCGATCCGCGAGCGCGTAGGCGATGGGGAGGGCGAAGACGGTTTCGGGAATCATGCGGACATCAACACGGCTAGAACAAGGCCGCCAGACGCCCCAATGCTACCGATGCCCGGCTCACCCGCACCCGCTCCGACACCGCCAACCGCCGCCGATGGGCCGCCTTCGCCGCCGCGATACGGCAGGTTAGCCGGCGCGCCCGAACCGCCACCCGCGCCGCCACCCGCGCCGCCGCCGGTCCCAAGCCCCGCTGTGCCGGGGTTTCCCACGCCCGGACCCGCCGTCCCCGCAAGGTTCACGTCGCCGCCGGTCGCGGCGCCCGCTGTCGCGTTGTTGCCGCGCGTGGCGGTCGCAGTAGCGCCAGGGAGCACAACCGACGTGTCCGCCGTGTTGAGGCCAGCCGTGATCGTGACCACAGTCCCACGCCGAAGCGAGCGGCTAATCTCAAAATATCCGCCAGAAGCGCCTGGACCAGAACCAGCGGTCCCCGCGCCCCCAGCCCCCCACCCGACAAACTTCCATTCGCCGGTGTAGGGCACGACAAAGCTGTAGGCAGACGCCGCAGCCGGGAACACATAGGGCTCGACCACGCCGATACGCGGCGGGAAGCCCAAGGCCGGTGTCAGCTTTCGGGGGCTACCGCCAAGCGGATCGGTCAGGCTCATTGTGCGTAGAACCCGCCCTGGCAGCGGAACACGATGCCGTTCGCCACCGCGCCACCGATGGCGACCGCAAGGCCCTCGTCCTCGTTCAGTTCAAGCGGGTTGTCGGTCGAAAAGCCAAAGTCCGCCTTCACGTTGGCGACCGTCGCCGAGGGCGTGGTGTTCGCCATCGTCACGCTGTCGATCAGCGTGTAGGTGGTGCCGACCAGCTTGTAGAGCTGGCAGTTCTGGATTGCGCCGGGGTTGGCGCGCGTGATGGCGTAAAGCCCGGTAATGCGGGCGCCATCCGTGTTGTCCGCCACCGCTAGAAGCGTGACCGCGTTGGTCGGCAGTTGGAACGCTGTCTCCGCCGCCGTCGCCACCGCCGTGCGGGAGAATGGCGTTTTGGGCAGGGTGGCGTTGTTTTGGTTCAGGGCCATGCGTCAGCCTCCAAAGATCAGGGAATAGACAAGGGTCTTGGCGCGAACCTCAGCTTCGAAGTCGCCGATGTCCGCCGTCTGGATTTGCTGCCAGGTCGGTGCGCTGCCATCCACGGTGACTTTCAGAAACTTCCCGAGTTGGCCGACCGTCCCCGGAACCGCGCCCGCGCTTGCGGTCTGCGCGGCGATGTAAGCCTTGAGGTCATAGCCCCCGAAATAGATCGTGTGGCAGTCCGAACCGTCGCACCAGACAACGGTCTTGTCGCCCGCGTCGATCGTCACCGTGTTGCCGGCGCCCGTGGTGAAGGTCAGAACCTTGTTCGTCGCGTTCCAGATCAGGCGGCTAAAGCCCACCGAGGGGACCGTGATGGTCGCGTTAGCGGCGAGCGATCCGGTGAACTTGAGAAGCGCGCGGCGTCCGGTGTTGTCCACGTCCGCCGTGCTGCTGTTGGACGTGGTGAGCGCGTAGCTGCCGGTGATGGCGACCGAGTAATAACCGCCGATGGCGCCGTCGATGCGGCCTAGGGCGTTATTGAGGCGCGGCGAGCCCCATGTGTTCGTGTTCTCTCCTGCGGCCTGTAGCTCAAAGCCTAGGGGTGTGTAGCTTGAAGGCATTAGATCGCACTCCCGTCGGCCCTAAGCCATGTGTAGGTGCCTGCCACGTCGGTTGAGATGGCGATGCAGTCCTTGTCGGTGACGAACACGTAGCAACCGCGCCAGTTGTCGGCGGGCGGTAGGTCGGCGTTGAGCACGGCGGGCATCTGGACCGGCTTGGTCGGGGCTTCGATCTCGGTGATGGCCGCTGCGATGTCCTGCAACGTCGCCAGCAGTTCGTCACCGACGACGGAGCCGGGGCCTAAAGGTTTCAAGTCCACACCTCCGGGACAACCGGAACCGGCGTCCAATCTTCCGGCACGGTTGTTTCAGGAACCCACGTTTCAGGCGTTGCGCTGACCGGGGACCACGTTTCCGGGTTCGGGGCGGGTGTCAGCCAGCCCAGGAACGAAACCGACGTTCCCGAGAGTGCAAACACGCCGCCGTTGGCAAAGAACCTATAGGACCGACCGAACGTGACCGGCGAACCGACCAGTGTGTAGGCCCCGCCGTCCGCCGAAAGTCTGTAGCCGCGATAGAGCCCCGCGTTATCCCCGACGAGTGTGTAGGCCCCGCCAGATGCCTCCAGACGGCGCGTCAGTCTCAGCGCCGCATTGTCCCCGGTCAGGACGTACGCGCCGCCACCGGCCTCCAGAAGCCGCGAAACCCTTAGTCCGGCGTCCGTCCCGGCGACCGTATAGGCCCCCGATGCCGCGCTTAGGGTAAGTCCCCCGCTAAGTGCGAGGAGAAGGCTCAACGGTTACTCCCAACCGTAAACGGGTTGCCAGATGAAGCTGATGGTCTGCGAGGCTGTCGCCGTGCCGACCAGGAACTTGGCGACCAGGGCGATGAACTCGCCAGGGTTGACGTAGATCGGCGCATCCCCAAGGTCGATGTAGATCGGCCCCTCGGCGGCGGGCGCGCCAATCGCCGCACCGACCGCCCAGGATTGGAAGCCCATGGCCACGCGGCGGGGAGCCTTGGCCGTGCCGGTGGCGAACGATCCGCTTTCCGCCGTCGCCAGCGAAACCGCCGTGTGTCCGAACGCGAGCGAGAATTGCAGAACGGTCGCCGTAGTCGCCACAGCCGCGCCAGTGTTGACGCATTGCAGGCGGATACCGCGAACCACCAGCCTGCGGCCCTGAACGGTCGTTGAACCCGCTGGAACCTGATAACTGCCCCAGATGCCGTCCGTCGCAGCCGCAGCCGCAGCGGTGACTGCGCCCTGACCCCCAAGGCCGCCCGGAAGGTTGGCCGTCAGCGCCGTGTTGCTTGGCGCAGCGGCGGTCGGGTTCGTGCTGTTGGCGTAGGTGGCGAGCGAGCCCATAGTGCCGCCGGAAAGGCCCTGATACGAGCCAAACATGCGGTTGCCCGACGTGCTGAGTACGTTGGCGTACTGCGGCCCGCGCACGCTGACGCGGTAGTCCTTGACCAGCGCCTGGGTCGCCGCGCCCGCCGCACCGCCGACGATGGCGTGACGGATCGACCACGGAAGCGAGCGCGACTGGCAAGGGCTGTCTGCACCGGCAGGGGTCGGGATTTCACCGACCTTGAGGTTGTCGATCCAGAAGGTCGTGACGACGTTCGTGATCTGGATCAGGAAGCGGTAAACCCGGTTGTTCGTGTAGGCGAACGTCCCGGTCCCGAGCGCCAGCGGGAACACGCCCGTCGTGGTCTCGACACCCGCGTTGTTGATGACGCCCGACAGGCCCGTCGAGTTCATGCGGAAGTAGACGCCATCCAGCCCGAGGAACGCCGTCGAAGCGCCGCGCTGGAACACGCCGAAGTCGATGACCGTGTTTGAGTTCGGCTGCGCGGAGAACGAAAGCGCCGTCTCGACCACCAGTGTGTTGGTCCCGCCAATCGGGAATTGCGCGAACGAGCCGAACGTCATGCCGGTCGTCGTGGTGGTGATGTTGCCGCTGTTGGTCAGCAGGCCCGCCGCGCTCGAGGTGGCCGTGAGCGTCGTGAAAGCGTGCGAGAACTTGCCGGTATTTTGCGCCGTGTCGGTGAAGGCTTCCTGATCCATCAGGAGGTCGAGGCCAACGCGAAGGCGGTAGTCGTCGTCGGTCTCGGGCGCATGGACGTGGCGGACGCCGGTCAGCACGCCGGAATCGTTCTCCGACTGCAACGTCTGGCCCGCGTCAGGACCGCCGCCAAACGAAACGCCGCCAGCGGTATAGCCGGGGGTGATGACGAACGCGTTCTTGTTCGCATCGACCTCTTGCTTCGAACCGGAGACGCCCCCGGCGAGATTGGTGTCAAGCGCCATGATGTGTCCCTAGTCTGCCCAAACCCAGCGAACCGCGAAGGTTCCCTGCATCTTGTGAATCGAGCGCGCGTAGATCGTCCCGCCGACACCCGCGTCGGGCGCCGCAGTCAGTGAGAAAAACTGCCCGGCGTAGCGATGATCCGAGGCCGTGTGATCCGTGGTCGTGTCATCGCCCATGATGAAGGCTTCGATCTTGGAACCCGCGCCAACCGTAGCGTCCGAAAACGCAACCGACGCCTCGTTGCTTCCGGGGAACGCTCCGAAGTCGAGCGTGGCCGTCCCGGTCGGCATCAGGTCACCGTGAGGATGTTGGCGCCGAAGTCCACCGTCAGCGTCTCGCCCGATGCCAGGGTCACGCTTGAGCCGTAGTCCCAGAACGCAATCAGCGGATCGGCAGGGCTGGTCGGGGTGTCGTTGTAAAGCACCGCGTACCTAAGCGGGCCGACCGACCCACCGGACGCCGTGATGACCACATCATTGCCGACCAGCGAATAGACGCCGCTCGACTGCGAGGATGACGTGACGGTCACCGTGGCGCCGCCCGCCGTGTAGCCGTTTCCGCCGGCAATCTCGGTGAGGTTCGCCTTGACGGTGTTCGTCACCAGCGGGGCGGCGTTGGTGAGCATGATCTTGAGCGTGTCCGACCCAAGGTTATGGACGCCGTTTGCACAGTCGGCCACAAACTGATCGAACTTGGTGTAGGTGGCCATGCGCTACCAATCCGCGTTGATGTTGTAACGCATCCCGCCGAGGCGGGTGTAGACGTCCGTCCGAAGCGCCCCGAACACCTGCGCGCGGTCGCGCATCAGTTCGGCCATCGCCTCGCGGAACATGCCGCCCGCCGCCGCCAGCATCTCGGGGTCGCGGAGATACACCGCCGCCTGGGCCTGCGAGCCGTAGAGGTAGGCGTCAGGAGCCCCGACAAGCACCCAATTGGACGTGTTGCTATCGGAGAGCGCCGGCACGCGGGTGATGTAGGTCAGGGTGGCGTTGTAGGTCGTGTCGGGCGCCGGGTAGAGTTGCGCCTGCGTGCCGACAATCGCGTAATAGCGCGGCCATGAGGTGAACGAGGTGGGAACCTTCTGCGCTGCAATCGTTGCGGTGTCGGTCAGCGATAAGGATTGCGACACCCCGTTCAACACGACAGTCAGGTCAATCGCCTCGGCAAAGTCAGACGGGAGGCTAAAGTACTCCGTCGAGACCGAGGCGTTAGAGACCGACTGCTGATTGCGGTCGCGCAGCATCCGGTTCATCTGCGCTTCGGCGAGCGAGATGAACTCAGGGATGCGCGCGGTCAAATCGCTACGATCAAGCCAATTCGCCAGCGCCGTTTGAAGCTCGGCGTAAGTGGTGATGGCCACTAGATGCCACTACCGACCGACACGGTGATGTTGGCCGTGCTGGACGCCATGATCACCGAGTAATAGAGCGGCGAGTTATTGCCCTCGTTCATCACCGTGAAGCCGACACACTGGCCAGGGGGCAAGGGCTCGTCCGAGGTCGTGGCCGCAACGGAGCTAGACGAACTCCAGGCGATGTAGCCCCAGGTCGTGCCGTCGTTGCACACGCGGATTTGAAACGAGCCGTTCGGGCGCGTCGGGAATTGCGCGGCGGTTGATGCCGAGTTGGTCGCGGCGGTGCGCGTCTTGCCGCCCGCGCGAGGTGAGAACAGGTAGGTCATGCCGAGGTGTCCTCGTGTTTGCTTCCGCCTGGCCTGCGAAGAAGCCATTCGTGAAAATTGCCGGGGTAGGCCGTGCCGTCCGGGCCGTGATGGGTGATCTCAAGGTCAGGCACGATCCAGATGTCGCCCCCGGCTGCGTTCCAGCGCCGCGAAAAGGCGTAATCCTCGCCGTACCAGACGCCCTCGTGGGCGCCGTGATTGAACAGGTCGAAACTCGGGTTATAGCGCGGGCCAAACACCAGTTCGGGATGCAGCCCCATGAGCTTATGAACCACAAACGAGGTGATCTTGAGGAACCCCGCCGGAACCCAATTTGCGTGGATGCAGCCGTCTTCTCGGGTCTTGGGAACACCGGCGTCATCCGTGCGCCAGGTTCCCATGTACTCTTCCGGTTCCTGCTTGAACCGATAGGTGCCGCAGATCACGTCGTCCTTGTAACCTAGCAGGCGGGTCAGTTCGCCGGGCTTCCACGACATGTCGTGGTCAAGGAACATGACCACATCGGCGTCCCAAGTCATCGCCTTGCGTAGCAACCTAGCCCGCGAGTGCGAGATGTAGGCCGACCCGACCTCAAAGGTCATTCCGTGTTCGTAACCCGCCGCGTCGAGGTGCGGGACCTCGGCCTCTACCGCGTCCAGAAACGCCTGATATGGCCGGGTGATGGTCGGGCAACAGAGCGCGACCTTCAAGGCTTTCGGCCCGATCCGAACAGCGTCCAGTGTTCCAACGCCTGGGCTGACACATCCTCAAAGCCTGCCGCCGTCATGGCCTTGGCGAGCGTGGCCGGCACAAAGCCCGAATGGTGCGCCATGTAGGGCGCGTCTTTAATCAGCCGGGACATGCCGTAAAACATATCGAGCCCGCACACCGGACCCGCCGGGGACTCGTACAGAACCTCTTCGTCAGGCTTCACGCCGTCGAGGTTGGGGACCATGATGGCCACGATCCCGCCGGGCTTTAGCACTCGGTGAAACTCGCCCAACGCCACCGGCACTTCGTGCGGGTAGACGTGTTCAAGCGCGTGGCTGGTGTAGAGGATATCAAAGCCGCCTATGTCGCCCATATCAAGCATCGAGGCGACGATATGCGGCCCGACACCGGGGTCGATGTCGAACCGCACCTCGTCATAGTCCGTCAGCCACGAAGGCAACGGGTCACGCCCGCAACCAACGTGAAGAACGGTCGGCACTTAGGCGCCACCCTTGAAGAGACCCAGAGCAATCAGGGTGTTCTGGATTTCGATGATGGCGGCCTTCAGGTCGGTCGTCACGTCCGCCGAGGAGGCGGTGCCAACGAGCGAGGTGGCCTGAGCCGCGCCCGCGCGCTGCGAGATTGCCGTGGTGCCGTAGAAGGCAATCTTCTCGCTGATCCCGGTGCCGAGACCAACGCCGTCCGGGCCGTTGTCGCCCACATAGTTCACAGCCATGAGACTGTCCTTTCTGAATGAAAAGCGGGCGGGACCGAAGCCCCGCCCTAGTCGCCGGAGATCGGCTAGTTGTTGTGGAGACGGGCCGCGAGCTGAGCGCGAAGCGTCTTGTAGCCGTAGAGGACATCCAGACGGCACGGCATGGCGTCATTATTGATGTCGTACTGGCGAACCAGACGCATCGAAATGCCGTCCATGACCTCGCGGGCCGCCATGTCCACGCCCTTGGGCATGATCAGGTCAGCGGTCGCAAAGGTGAAGGCGTCCTTGTGGTACAGCAGGCCCGTGTTGTCCGAGCCCGAGGCCGTGCCGGCGACAGTGATGGCCTTGGAAGCGCCGGGCGACACAAGCGTGACGTTCTGCGTCGCGCCCGAGGTCACCGGAGCCGGGGACACCGTAATGTTGCCGTTGCCGCCCGCCGAAGCCGCCGTGATGACGAACTGCTGCGGGATGCCCGTTGACGCCTTGGTCTCGGGATGCACCTTGATCACGTCGGCAATGGTGAACACGTCGCCCACAGCCCAGGTGCCGGTACCGGCGGTCACGGCGATGGTCGCCGAGCCCGAGGTGATGCCGGTGGAGGTGTTGACGACGTACGAACCATTGGCCGAGCCGCGCGTGTGGCCAGGCCACATGCTGTTCTCCGAGAAGTCAAAGCCCAGCGCGCGGCCAACGTAGCCCTCGCGGTACTGCTTGCTGATCTCACGCTGGTCGTTGAACAGCGACTTGGAGTCGGTCACCAGATTGACCATCTGCTGGCCGTCAAGGTTGGCGCTGCGGTTGTCGAGCGGGGTCAGCGAGTCCTGAAGGATTTTGCGCCCGTCGAGAACGTGGGCCAGGGTGAGCGCGGAACCTGAGTTCCACACGGCCTGATACACATCCTTGTACATCGCCATTGCGTCGTACTCGATGTTGGCCGCAAGGACCGCCATCGCCGGCTCAATGATCCGGGACGAGAAGTCGTCCAGGCTCAGGGTCAGTTCGGCAGACGAGAAGTTCACGTCCACGCCCTTTTGGGTCGCGACCTGAAGCGTCACGCTGGTCTCGGCGGTGTCCTGCGTCTGGATCACGGCGCCGGTGCGGACGGTGTACTGGTTCGGCAGGCGAATCTTGAGGCTGTCGCCGATCTTCGCGCCGGACTTGGCGAAGCTGTCATCGTACTGGCGGTTGATGCTGCCGACGAAGTTCAGCTTCTGATGCAGGACGCGCAACGCTTCACGCGTCACCGCCGTGGGTGTGAGAATGGTGTTAGCCATGACAAGATCCTTCTGGCCGCCGTAGCGGCACTGGGAGGGGCGGCGTCATCCGACGCTGCTGTTGCGGTTAACGCCCTCGGGCTTTCGCCACCTGAGCGTTGCGACGACGAATCCATTCGTCAGCGGGAAGGCTGTCGTCCAATCCGGCGCGGTACTGCCCACCTTTCGGGGATACAGTGGGCGCGGGCTGGACCTTGGCGATCTTGCGAACCTGATCCGTCTTGATCTGTTTGGACTCGTACTCGGCGACCTTGGCGCGAAGCTGGGCCAGTTCCGACAAGACCTTGAAGGTCCGAATGTCGGGCTCGCCGTCGTCGCTGATGAACGAGGCCTTGATCTCGTCCGGCGTGATGCCGTACGCGACCGCGACTTGCGCCACCTGCTGCACAAGCGCCGGGCCGTAGCCCTGCACCTCCCGAGAAAGAATCTTGTCCGCTTCCTGCAAGGTGGCCTCGGCGGCCTGGTCCTTTTGCAGACGGATCGCGGTTTCCTTTTCGGTGATTTCCGAGGTCAGTTGACCGACCTTGGATTCCAGCCCTCGCCATTGAGCCATCGCCTTGGCAACCGCACTCGCGCCGTACTGAGACTCGAATTGGTCCCAATCGAGCGACTGAAATTGCTGTAGCTGGCCCGTCAGGGTCTCAAGCTGGACCCGCTCGGTCAGGGTGGCGCGTTGAAGCTCGGCTTGCTGTTCGATCTCCGCATAGCGGGCGCCCAGGGCTTTACGTTGTTCCGCGACTTCCTGCGTCTTGCGGGTGTAGTCCGCCTGCATCATCAAGCCCGCTTTGAGCGTCTTGGGCAGAGCGTACTTTTTGCCGTCCCATTCGACTTCCTCGGTCTCTTCCTCCGGTTCGGCCTCGGGCTCGTCGCCTTCGGTCGCTTCGGTTTCCAAGCCTTCGGTCTGGTCTTCGGTCGTGGCTTCCGCCTCGGCCTCGACTCCCTCAGCCTCAAGGGCTTCCGGGTTGGTCTCGGTTTCGGACATTGGGTTCCTTCTCAGGGATTGCGGCGTCATCACGACGGCGCGGTGATCCGGGGTTGCCGGAATTGCTATGCGGCGCTGCTTACCTCACGCGGGAGCGGCGGCGGCTTCATGGCCTGGATGCGCTTGGTCTCGGCGTCGTAGGCTTTCACCTGAAGCTCCTGCGACTTAAGCTCGTACTGCGCCTTGAGTTGTTCGTTCTCCGTGGCGAGCGCCTGCATCTGCGACTGCATCTGCTGCATCATCGCCTGGACCTGCTCTTGCGGCGGCCCGGCTGGCGCACCCTCCGCACCCTCGCCGCGAAGCTGGGGCGGGAGCATCATCTCCATGCGCTCGGCAATCTCCTCCGCACCCGGCCAATCCAGGCTCTTGGCGAGAAGGTCGCCGATCAGCGGGGCCGCGTCGGGATAGGCGCGGATCAGTTCGATCATCTGCGTCGCAGCCTCTTCGCGCTGCGTCGAGAACGAAGGCCCGGCCTTGACCACGCAATCGTACTTGCCCGCGCCGAGGTCGTAGATTTTGCTGATCTCCTGGACCTGCCCGGTCTCAGGGTCCTTGACTTGCTCCGTCACCGGCTCGTTGACCTTCGCCATGTCGGGCGTGCCGTCGATGCCAAGCACACGAACCACGCGCGGGACCGAATAGACCTGCGGAATGAGGTCGATCAGCACCCGGCCCGCGTGACGGATGGCGCGGGACAGGTTGTCGATAAAGTGGAACGTCGAAACGTCGCTTTCGAGCTGCCGCTGGCGGATCGCAACGCCGCTGGTCTCGTTGGACCGCGCGCCCACACCCGCGTCGAAGATGCCGACCGTGGCCTTGATGTCGTCGGCGGCGTTCAGGGCCTCCTGTACCGCGCCAGCCGGGACGCCCGCGAAGGCTTGCCGTTGGGGCGGTGTGCCGCCGTCGTACTCAATGAACGCATGGCTTTGCGTGTTGGCCGACGCCCACTTGCCCGCATCGGTTACGAACGCGCCCTTGGGGCCAATGAACGGGGCCTTGGGGGCAAGCGCGACCAGCTCCGTCGCCGCCGTGCGCCAATAGTTAAACATCCGCTGGGCGTCCATCGCGCCTTGCGTCAGCGAGCGCCAGTAACGCTTGCCGCGATAGTTCACTTCCGTGCCATAGACCGGGATGATCGGAATGTATTTCCCCGCCCACTCGACCTTGGACAGTTCCTCCGCGCCGGACATGAGGCGCTGCACCACCTTGTGAGACTTCACGTCCCGCTCGGCGGTCACCTCAAGCCCGATGGCGTCGAATAGCTCCTTCTGCGCGGCGTAGTCGGCGGCATCCATGACCGTGCCGTCAGACAGAAGCACAATCGACCGCTTGACCTCTTCGCGCTTCCACCACTCCGCAATCATCACCTGATCGCCGTCGCGCCAGGGCGAGCCCACATCGCGCCATGCGTCGTCTTCCCAATCGACCGGATCGGCGCCCTTGAAGCGCTTTTCAAACTCGGCCTTCGAGATGTTGTCCGTAACGAACGCGACGTTCCAATCGCTCGAATCCGCCGCCGTGGAGTCGCAGTCGCCGTACACGCTGAGCGCGTTAGCGATGCGCTCGATCACGATGTCCTGTTCGAACGTGTCATCGGACGTGTAGGCGGTGTTGATGCGGAAGTAACCGAACCCACCGAACACGGCCTGCTCAAGCGCGGTGTCGTAGGCAACCTCGGCGTTGGACGATGCTTCGATGTTGCGGATCAGGCCGCTGAAGATTTCCGCCGTCTCAGGGTCGGCGTTGTCATCCGAGGGGCTGACGATGATGCCCGGCTTGTTCTGGCGGGCGTCGTTGACAACCTGCCGGCCAAGCACGGCCAGGCGGTTAACGGTGAGGCAAGGGCGCCCGTCTAGTTCACGCTGGCGGCGCACGGCCTCAGGCCATTGCTCCTCCATCATCGCAAAGGCGATGTTCGTGTCGAACTGTTGGCGGGCCTGTGACTCATACTCTGCGATATGGTCGAAGGCTTCGCGGGCTTCCTTGATCTCGTCCATCAACCCATCCAGCCTCCCGCCCCGACGTAGTTCTGCTTCGGCTTCCGCGCGATCAGCGGTTCTTCATACGCCACCGCCAGAAGCCCAAAGGCGTCCGCGCCGTGTGATGACCAATCGTGCTCAGGCCCGAGGCCAATCTCGCGCTTGTCGTCGCGGCGTTCGTGGTACGCGCCCAACACCTCAAGCCCGTCCGCCGTCGTCGCTTCGTTGAACCACATTCGCGGGAACAACCGCCGCCCGGCATCAATCCGAAGCATGGCCGCCGATGGCCCCTGGTTGCGGATCACCTCAACGTCGAACCCGGCTTCCCGCGCCTGGTCCTCGTAGCTCTTGCCGTTGTGGTTCTCAGGACCGACTCTTGAACCGTCGTGAGGCAGATAGACCATGCAGCCGCGATAGCCGCGCTGGCGTAGCTCCTCGAAGTAGTAGCTAGGCGGCTGGCCCGAGCCTTCGATGTAGTCCAGCAGGGTGATCTTCTGACCCACCCATTGAGCCACCCAGATCGCCGTATGGTCGCGCCGGCCAAGGTCCCAGAAGGTCCGTATCGCCATGTTCGGATCGCGAGCAACGAAGCCTATGCGGTTTTCCTTCCGCGCTTGCGTCAGGCTTGCCGCGTAGTAAGCGCCTTCTGTCACCTTGGCGTAACCGCCTTCCCAAATGTGGTCGTATTGGTCGGGCCGGGCGGCTTGATCGTCCAGCCGCTCGCGCTCCAGCTCAACCGGGAACCACGGATTGTCCGACCAGTTGGCCCTGACCACTTGGGCGCCGGTCGGCAAATGCTCGCCCCTCAGAAGCGTATCAACCGGGTCGGTCTTGCGGTTCGGGTTCCATGAAAACCAAAGCTCCGAAGCCTTGGCGCGGATCGTCGGGCGGAGAAGCGTCAGGCTTCGCGCGCTCAGGCTTTGGGCCTCTTCAACCCAGGCCCGCTGAAACCCCTCCAGCGACTTGATGCTTTCCGCCGTGTGGTCCTGCATCCCGACGAACGTGATCAACCCACCGCCGGGCGTTTCGATCCGGTCGTTGAGAACCCGGAAGCCGTCCGCCTCACCTAAACCGTAGTCCGATAGCTTCTGTTCGATCAGGCGCTTCGAGCTTTGCGCCAGAGACTTCTGCACCTCACGAACACACACGCTGAGAGCGCCGCGCTGCGCCAGGTGTTCCTCGACCATGAGGCCCGCGAAGAAGTGCGACTTGCCCGATCCGCGACCACCCCAGGCGCCTTTGTAGCGAGCGGCGTCCAGCAGCGGGACGAAGACGCGCGCCGTGGGGATGTCAAGACTTCGGATCGACAACGGTACGCGTCAGCTTCTCGATTGCGAGGGCTCCCGAGTGTTCGGTCTCGGTCTTGTCGCGCCACTCAGCGGGCTTGCGGTTCTTCAGCCAGTTGAACGCCGCACCGGAATCCGGCGGGACGTGCTCGGTGTAGCCCGCGTAAACCGGAGCCGAGGCGTTGGCCGGCATGAAGATTTTGACCGCCGGGTAGTTGTAGCCGACGGCTCGATTGTAGAGGGATCGCTCAACGCGGGCGTCGGCGGCTTCCTTCCCGCATGTGACCGCCTGACAAAACTCCTCGTGAATATGCTTCCAGCGATAGATCGTCCGAACGTCCACGTCGAAGAAGTCCGCCAACTCCATATCGGTCGCCCCAAGCTGGCAAAGCTTTCGGGCCTGTTCTGGAAAGGCGTCGTCGTAGTCGGTTGGGCGGCCTTGCTTCGGGGCTTCGTCTGTCATGTGAGCCCCTAGTTAACCGTCGCCCCTTGGCGCTCGCGTGCGGAAGCCTGCGGGTCGATGTGTCTGCGTTGGCGCGGAGCGGTCGTAAGCCTTGCACGCGGCCTTGCTGGTCGAGCGCAGTTCCCAAAGGCGCGACTTGGTTCCGGTGTCGTCGGCGTCCCGCATTTCGTGGGTTGAGCCGAAGCCCAGGATGACGGGGAATTCAGGCCAGTAGTCCGAGCGGTTAGGCATCGGGGCCTCTGAGCGTTTGGGGTGTGTGGAAGTCGCCCGGCGCGGACGCGCTGCGGGCTTTAGGGTTTTGTTGTGTTGTTCGGGGGCGGTGTCAAGGGGCCACATATCGCAAGCGGCGTGGCGGTCCAGTTACTGCCCGGCACCCAAAACTTGTCGTTCTCGTATTGCGCCACTACCCATCCCTTCGCCGTCTCCACCCAATAAAAGCCGCCCTCCACCATGCGGACGGTCGGCGGATTGCTCACAGCGGGATAATCCTTGGACGGTCTCCAACCCTCGCTCATTCCGGCACTCCATCCGGCGGCAGGCATCCGTTGAGGAACATGGCAACCGCCACGGTGATAGGTCCGCTGATCGGGGTCTTGCCGCGCTCGTAGTCACGGATTGAATCGCCGGGGCGCTTGCCGCCTAGGCGTAGGGCGCGGCCTAGCTCTGAGGCCATGAGGGGGCGGCCCTTGCCCCACATGTGGCCTAGGGTGTGGCGGGCGTTGTAGAGGTCAGCGGGCTTCATGCGTCGTCGCCTTCGACTTCGAACTCAAGGTCTATCGGGTCCACCACGTTCAGTTCCGGAATTTCCATGTGCAGTTCGCAAAGCGCCCAGCCGTAGCGGGTCCAAAGGTGCGGCATCTGCCAAGGTGAGAAGGCGTACCAGTCTTTGAGGTCGCGGCGGATGCGCCAGTGCGCCTCAAAAAAGCGCGCGAGAGCGCCGCTGAAATGGCGTTTGCCGTCGCAAATCTCTTGCCGACCCTCCCTGGTTTGCGTGGGCAGGTACTCGCCGGACTCGCACGCGTAAGCCTCCACCCTGTATTGCGACATGGGGCCGTGAAGCCGTTCCGCGTAGGCGGTGACGAGGCGGCATATCGCGTCCATGCCGTCGATGACGTGTTCCGGGCGGTCTTCATCAAACGGGCTGATCGTCTTAGCCATCGTC